TACCTTCGACGAGACACATTTTGTAGAGATCTCTTGCAGATGTGCTCATATTGCCCACCCCAAAATGTTATCGGGAATTGTTCCGGACAAAGAGTTTTCGGTTGCCCAGGGAATAAGCTTCTTGCTTTCGTCAGTGCACAATTGCTTCGGGTCAACAGCAATGCCTACCCTTGGCAAGGACAGCCGGTCAGCATCAAAGCAGGTACGCACGGTCAAGTTTAAATGTGTCCTGTCTTGCGTGTGCAACGAGCAGGCCTCGTAAAGCAAATATGATTCAAAATTGTTCAGTGAATTCTTGAAATATTTGCAAATCAATTGAGCCGCACGGAAACCGTGTTTGGAATCGCCATATTCATTTTCCCTACAGCAATCGTGCAACAGGGCGAAAGCCTGGATGACCTTGACGTTGGCACCATTGGTCTCTGCAATCTTCATTCCGTTGTCCAGCACCCTTGCCCAGTGACCCAGCCCGTGAACTCCGTTTATGTCGAGGGCGAAGCTGCTTTTGATCTTCGAGATCGTCTCATTTTTTATCATTTTCCCTCCTTATTTTCAGCATGTTAGACCTCCAGATAAGTTAGTAAGTTGTTAATTATCCTAACTCTACACGCTCAACCGACTCTGTTTATAGCGATCTTTACAGTTCTTCTATCTGGATGCCGATTTCTGGAAATGTTTGCTCGACATACTTTCTGAAAAGATGGCGGTGGCAGAAGTCGCTGCTTTTCTCATAGCAGAGCAAAATGACGTCTTTGCCCTTCATGGCCGTGAGCACCCCGGCAAGATAATCCCTCTTCATGCCAAGCTCGGACAGGTAGCGGTCTTCATATTCGCCTTCGTCAACCTTGCCGCCCTTGTAGTCGGCGAGCAGAGATTTACTTGGTGCCAGCAGCGGAGCCTTCAAACATGCGACGCCGGGAGGGCAAGACTGGGAGATCGACACCAGGGTAAATCCAGCCGGGAACTTCCGCCAATTTCCATAATACGATGTGAATATCATTACGGCCTCAACCAACGTCCGGGACTTTCCCGCAAATTCTGCAGCAACCTATCAGGAATCCGCCATTGTCAGCGCACTTATATTCTTTAAGCGGCAGCGCCCTGACCTCTTCATCCGTCGCCTCAAGCGCAGCGTCCCATAATGTTTGCTTTTGTGCAAAAATCATAATTGTTCCTCTATACTGACAACTTCAAAGCACCCGTAGTAACCATTTTTTGCGGGCCTATGCCTTCCTATGCCTATTGCTTTCCCTGCCGCCTGAATGGCCGTATAGATGTCAGATTTGGTGAATTCTTCATTGACATAAACATCAACTGTTCCTTCCCACTCGGGAATTACCGGGAAACATTTATTGACTCTTTTCATGTCGCCTCGCCTCCCACTCTCAGGGACACAAAGCCATTCTCCCTGGACATCATCTGCTTTTATACCGAGAGAAAGACGACCAACGGTAATGCCTTTGTCATCGCCAATAATGTCACACATGGCGCTTTTGATTGATTGCGGCGGAATGAACACGATGCCATCTTGATCGGCATGAATTCTCCGTCGCAGATTTCTTTTTTCAAATTCTTCATGCGTTTCGGTCGCCGGTCGCAATTCGTTGATCGCTTTTGCCTGGGAATACGGCGACGTTGATTTCAAATGCACTTTGTAAGTTTTCATATCATCGCCTCAACATATCCGACCAAAATGTAAAAGCTGGAAATCACGGTTATCACGAATATAGTTTTTGTCATTTTGCCGCTCCATTTGTGAAAACATCTGTTTTTTACACCGGACGATAAATCAATCACTTAGGTTCTTTCGTTCGGTGTAGAGTGTTTAATGTACCTAACAATGAATCAATCAACCGATTGATGAAGACAAACGGTTGATTGAATGAGAATCAACTGACATAAGCAGATATATCATACCGACTGAGCGGGTCAGCTACGGTTCCGGCACCATGAGCATTGATGACGCCAAATAAAGGTTTCTTGCCGAATGGGAAAAGAATTTCATATTTCCAAGTTTTGCAACTTGGGTTCCCGTTGACGTCCTGGGAGTATTTGGATTCGGTTATGGTCAATTCGTAGCCAAGCTGACGGATCTTATCGAAAGCGGCATATATCGGCAGCCAGCAATCATCCTCATGCAAGCCGCTGGTTGTGATTCTGAGCATTTTGTTGATTTCATTCTTTGCTGCTGCGGGTGTGTTCTTTGCCATTGTCATTCTCCTTGTTTTGTTTGATAAATCAATCAATCACTTGATTAATGTTATAAAGTATCACCAACGGTATTGCAACAAGTATTTTCGATTATTTTTGTTTTTCGCAAAAGAGATGCGGCCGTAATAATGTATCTGGACAATTGACCGTATTCTTTATGATAAGTGGTGGCCACGGTTGCTCGCTTCGACGCATAATTGCTTCCTGCGGCGTGACCATCCCTTGCTACGGGGCTCATAACAATTTCAAATGTGACGCCGTCAATATTCTGCACCAACTCTTTATGCAGATGACCTTGTTTGGCGTAAAACTCTCTGACGCCTTGAATGTCATTGATTGCCACATGTCGCACCAGTTCGGAACAAAGACGAGAGGGCTTGGTCATGTCGCCATGATGATATGCCGTCGCGGTGATTCCCCAGACATGATATCTGGTTTTGGATACGCCAAGATCAATCTCCACTCTCGGTTCATTGCGGAATGCATAATGCAAAATGAGTTGAAGATTAACGCTGGTCTGTTTATCGTGATTGCCGTACAGAGTTATTACCTTGACATGACGGGCATGTCGGAGACATATTTCGATTGCTGAAATGAATATTTCGGCCCCGGTATGAACTATTTTGGGATATCTCGAATCAACAGAGAGCGGATGCTTTGATGCCTCAGTCATGTTGGCAAAGAAATCGGTATGGAAATTATCACCCATTAGAGCCAAAACAACCGTGTCGACCATTCCCGCCCTGGAGAAAATTTCGTTTGCTGAATTGACCAACAAATCTCTGGCAATGTTCATGTCATAATCGTCACCAGTTTCCTTATCCCAGGCCAATAGGCCATAATGGAAATCAGCAAGCGTCCACTCCAAGCAAACTTCATTCTGTATGTTGTTCGATTGGATTATTGACGTTGTCGGAACAGATGGGATGCGTTTTTCAAGATAAGCAATGAGTGAATCAAGGCTTTGAGAGAATGGTTTCACTCTGTCCCAGCGCTCCACCTCTTCGCCGTCTTTAGTGTGAATGGTCGAATAGAATGTCTCGAACCCGACGGGTGCGACAGGGCAGAATTTATCAGGGACCAGGTAAGCGCCTTTCTTCCCGGCCAGGAAAAGCGTTTTTTTAACGCTATCAACATTGATGTTTAAAATTTTGGCAACTTCTTTTTCATCGTAGTTGCTTACCAAATAAAGGTCATAAATTTCTCTTTGTTTTGGCGTCAGAATATCTTTTTCTGTTGACTCATTTGTTTGTTTCATTGTATTTGGGTTTTATGGGGAAAATATACAAATTGCATATTCCGGAAAGAAAAAAATCTTTCGTTCCTAAACTTGATCTGCTTCTGTCGCGTGAAATCATCGTTTTGGAGTCCGCAAGAATCGATGTCGCCATTGCCAGATACAAAGAAAAGGCAATAAATGGTTTTATGCCCTTTCTTGACCCGTGACGGAATTTCCTTGATCATATGTGTCATTGCATAGGTAATGCCCTGAAAGTTTCGTCACGGCTTATCAAGGCATTATTTTTATCATTATCGCGTTACATTTGCAGCGAGGCAAGCGGGTTTGCTGATAATGTTCCGGAAAGCGGCGTTTGTGAAGCTGTTGCTTTCTGATCTTCCGCCAGTTGGGCAACCAAATCAATCAAGTCGATTTCGCCCTTTATCACGCCTCTCGATTTCAGTTCATCCACGACAATACTTCTCGGCAGCAATCCTGATTCAAATGCTTTGACAAGAAGCGCTGAATCCTGATCATTGAGTGCTCCGCTGAAGTCATCATTTGCCGTGATCGTTCCTTTTACTTCCTTGCCGAGATATTTATGCATATACCGGAATGCTTGTTCCATGCCTGAATTAACGATTCGAGCCCAACGGTGAATTGCCGAATCACTTTCACCTTTATCAATTCCTTTCTCTGTTGCCGTAACCGTCCCTGTTTTGCTGATCAATAACGAAAGGCCGAACAATGCCATCTCGGTTTTGAGATCCTCAAGATCCTGTCTGCCTGCTCCGATCGCCGCCCCTGAATGTTCAACAATTTTCAGGTCACCTCCTTCACTGTTGCTTTTCACTAATCGATTGGCACCGATCAATATTTGGCCCCCTTCATCCTCTTCAAGCATTTTGCCAAACCATGTCACCAGCCGAGCGTAATGAAGAATATTGCGCTGATCGCTGGATGACTGCCAATGTGTGCAATTCAGGTGAGCAAGTGGCATGAGCGGCGGTCGGGCGGTCAATTCGCTTACTTCTTCGCCAAACCAGAATGTAATCAACGGGATGTAATCAAGATTTGTCCGCCCCTCCATTAATTGTCCATCATCGTCTGTCGCGATTGTCCAACTGCCTTCTTTTTCCTCATATACCGCCCATGCACCGGGAGTTAAAAATCGGATTCGTTCCACTTCCTTTTGTCCATAAAGGCCATCTGAAGCAGTATGTGCTTCTTTGATGCGAAGCTGCATGAGTTTTTTACCTGTCTTCAAACTATCATCAAATCTCCAGCCAATGACACTGGCCGGTTTGATATGCACAAAATAAGGCTGTGCTCCGGCCGCTTTATGATCAGCGAGCGTTTTCCCGGGAGACCGGGGATATTCAACCAGTATGTGACTGATCCCTTCGTCAATTGCTGTCGCGGCAATTTTGGACATAAAAACAGTGATGTCATTTCCTTGCCGATCAATGTCATTCAGCCAATTTTTTACATCTTCATCAACATCATCGCTGATTGCGATTTTTGTCTTGAACATCTCTCCAACCATTTTTTCAATGGTTCGTGAATACACTTCAAGCAGTACGGATCGTTTCAATCTGATCTGATATTTTTCATCCGATTCACCGGCCTCTTGAGGGAGATATTCCGTTCCGGCCAACCTCATTGTTTCCGTTCCGCCAGATAATGCGTCCGGTAGTTTCATCATTATTCTGGAATTGCTATATGCCGCAAGTGGATAACTGATATCATCACCAGTCGTAATTGTCATTGTTACTGCCATTTTAAATCTCCTGAGTTGTTGTAATACGTGCCGTGTCTAAAGCGCGATAACGAACTTCGTCCCACGCATGATCTTCCGATTTCGTATCTATGTCATCGCTATTGATGGGGCTTCTTGGCAATACGGGAATTGTGCGAATGAATCCATCATTGCAGTTATTGAAAACATACATTCCTGGAGATTCTTGCGGATGCTTTGTTGCCGCAGAAAGCAGGCCACGCACAAGTTCAAGCCCGTTTATTCTGCTGCCGGGATTTTTATTTGATCTTGTCCAACGCACTTTCTCTGCTTCCATGTCTTTTGCAATACAAACGCCGTTCTCAACATCGAAAATGGAATTGTCCGCCGGGCCTGGTTTAACGTTAAGATTTTTGAGCAATCCGTCGTTTTCTCTTTTGACGATTCCTTTGGCGATATCCTTTGCAAGCATCTTGCAGCCATGATCTGCCGTTCCGTCCCAGCCGTACCACTCAGCAATTCTGATTAATGTTCCTGGATAAAAGCTTCTTCTTGTCCCATCTTTTAATTTTACTTCTTCGCCGTTTGCCTTTGCCCACCAACCAACCGAGAACGGGTGAGATGATCCCCAGTCAAAACTTCTGTCTATTCTCCAGTTCTTCGGAACATCAAACGGCTGGAGAGCGTGTTTGGCTAATTCCCAAACGTCATCAAATGCGCCACCGGCGACAATATCCCAATCACCGTCAAGCATTGCCTTAACGAGCGCTGCACTGCCAAGACCACTGAGACGATTTGCATAATCCGGATCGTTTAAATTCATCGTCGGATTGTCTTCAAGTTTGGCGGGAATGTATTGCCTGAGCATTCCGCCATCCTTCTTTGGCGTTCGTTTAATTTCATACCACGGTTGATACGTGACAAAAGTTCCTTTAACCCAGTTGTGCCCAATGCCGCCCGGGTTGCTTCCGCACATTATTTTAGGGAATATTTTCTTGTATTTTCCATTACGCGGTCTCCATCCACCAAGACGAACACGACCGCGTAAATATCGATACATTGTTTCAGTGAAGTGAGTGAGTTCATCTATCAACAGCAAATGAATCTCAGCGCCCTGATAATTCGCAAGATCCTTTTCATATTGACAGTGACAAAGGAAAATTCTGCCGCCTCCTGGAAACGTAAACATTCCTTTTTGCTGATTATATTTTACAATTCCGGCAGCTATATAATTAGCAAGAACAGCGGGGAAGCCAGTGGGGCCTTGAATATGATTCTTTTCAAGATCTGGTGAAGTTCTTCGAAAAAGATAAATTTGAATACCCGGAACGGCAAAAGCACAAAATACGGCAAGATACCTGAGAAAATGGCTTTTCCCGGGGCCAGCCGCGCCGCCAAATAGAGTTTCTGTTGCGCTTGATCTGAAAGCCAGTTGTTGTTTCGGATGAAGGTCTTTTATGGGGTCGAACGTTGGATTCATTCTTCAAAGCCATCGGTACCAAGATCAATGTCGCCAAAAAGGTGAACATCAAGTGGTTTGTCGGTGAATATCTCCAATTTTTCTTTTTTGGCCCAATCAGCTGGGTTCCTTCTTTCCAGCATCATCAACATCAATCGTCCGTCCGGTTCTGCAACCTTTTCGGTTATTGCCGTTTCAGTGGAGCCGTCCGGTCTGGTGATCGTTTTTGTCTCAATTACTTTGTATCCACCAAGGGCGGATTTGTTGATTGCAACCTCCAATCTGGCAAGGGCTTTATCCTGCGCTTCTTGGATGGAGTCCAAAAATTCTTTGTAGATTCCACCTGTTGCGTCTTTTCCAAGTTCTCGCCATTTGTAATACGTCGCTTTAGATACTCCAGCATTTACGTAAGCACCTGAAAATGTTAAGCCTGCGGAGATACCGAGTGCTATTTTTTCAATGACATCCTTTGTTAATTTAGTGACTGAGCCTTTGGGTCGTCCTCTTTTGAGTTTTGTCTTTTCCATTGCTATTTAATCAATAAACTACTTGATAACTCCTTTTAATCAGATTGTTATTCTGCCATTAATGTGTTTTAAATGTTTTAATTTCCACTCTGTGTTCTTGATGCTTTCTTCATAGGTTTTGTTTTTGTACTGGACAATTGCTTTGCCGTCTTTGAATTCATACGGTTCATTATCCCATGGTATTTGGTTGCGGTTGCGGTCGGGAGTATGAATGAGTTCTCCTTCAACCAGCTTTTGCATTGCGCTTGCTTGATAGATGACTGCATGCTCTGGTTTATTGCTGGCGAGGAGCTTGAATGCAAGCCAGAGGCCGCCGGTCGTGTCACCAACGTAAAACGGAATCCAATCGGCGTATTGCATCCAGCTTCTTGCCTGAGCGATTATATCGAAACTTATTTCATCTTCTGACTCGCTCCTCATGCTTATCCATCGTACTTGATGCTTTGCTGCAAGAGCTGCGGGATCGATGCCAAGACGCCTCAGTGAACTTTCTTTTACATTGTCAATGACGGCGTCAAACTCATCCAAGGCGCTGGGGATCTCACTGAAATTTTTATTGACGATATTTTTTCCTTGATTGAGCCATGACCACAGTTTGTCGCCGTCATTGAGTGACAAAGTTGGATCATTGCCGTTTGTCCATTTGATGACTTCATGGCCCTGTTCAGCGAGAATCATCCCAGCGTAAGCGGGGATGATATAATTACCTATTTCAAGTATTTTCATTGTTCGTAGCGCATTGTCCTTGAAATATCATTATCCTTGTTTACGAACACAACATTGGCGGGTTGAAACGTTTCCGACGTTGCATAAGTGATTATAACGCACTCATCCCCGATTTCGCCCAGGCGAGCGCCACCGCCGTTTAGCGTGAAGCCTTTGATCGCTGTTTCAATCGCATATGTTTCCCACCTGTTCCCATTGGTGAGATTGATGACTTGCACCTTTTCAAATTGTTGAATGCCGGCCGCTTTCATGAGCTTCGGGCAAATGGATACCGAGCCGTTATATTGAATGGATTTGTCGGTAACCCTTATGCCGTGAATTTTTGCAGATACGAACGATTTCATAAGACAATTATTCCTTTATCATTGAGTGATTCTTGTTTGTTTACAGGTGGTGAATAGCAGAAAGATGCACTGATTCTTTGCAATGAAAATTCTACTTGTTTTTTAGCAATCGATTTGACAGCGTTTTTTGTTGGCAATGCGGTAAATCTGTCATGTCGAAGCAATTTCCACCTGGGAGAATTGCTGTAATAATTGATCATTGCCGGGTGAGCGATGACATTATGATAGCGAAATTTTCTTTCATACAAATATTGACCCACCCAGTCACTAAATAGGCCGCCAATGCCGATCCCTTGATAATCAGGGAGAACAACAAGTCGATGGTTCATTTTTATGTTTCGAGTTTTCGGGTGAGGAAATTGCCTATAAGCGGAAAATGCAATGCACTGATCCCCATAAAACGCACCAAAACATTTTGATGCGGTATGCAAATTGCCGCTCAGATAATGATGTTTCCTAAACTCTCGCCAAGCGGTTTTGTCAATCTCTCGAATGTCCAAGTTGAGCTCTGGGTGTCGCCGAAGAGACCTCCCCTGGAAAGAACCGGTGTGCGGTTCATAGATCCAGTCAGGTTGCAGCCAATCGATTATGTCGTAATGACAGGAGACGGCAATGAGCTTTCGTTCCTGCCTGCGGATGGTTTTTTGAATTGCATGAGATGCGACTTTGGCGACATTTCGATCCACAACACTGGTAAACTCATCGACAACCAGCATTTCTTTGGATTCAGCCATTGCTCTGGCTATCGTTACTCTGAATTGTTCACCGTTTGAAAGAACATGAAACGGCCTTAACCATGATGGGATTGTATTGAAACCGACCGATGTAAGACATTTTATAATGTCCTTTATGCCCATGCCAGCCGGGAAGCTGTCAACAATTGCTTTGTCTCTGTTCCAATCGAAACCGGAGACAATGTTTTTACCGAACATTTCTTTAGCAACCGTCGTTTTGCCAGCGCCCGAAGGCCCGACAATCAAGCCAATATTCCAATTCATATCTTGAATCGGCAAATCAACATTCCATGTAACCGTGGATTTCTCTTCAACCGGCACATCAAACATTGATTCAATCTGCATTACTCTGGGAGTTCGATCAATGACCGAACTTTTTATTATATCAACGCTTTGCATTTATATCCCTCATCAACAAGTCGCTGGAGAAGTGTCACTTGCTCTTCTTCATTTTTTAAAGTGACAATTACGCCCCACATATCACTTGTAATGTCAGAATAAGAATCACCAGGCTCCGGCAATGAGTCATTGTATGGTGAATTATCATCGGAGCTTATTTCAAAATTTTCAAAACCGGCAATATTGAGGTCAAAGCCTTCCAACTTCAAATCATCAAGTTCGATTTGAAGCATTTCGTAATCAAAGGATGAATTATCATGCAACTTATTGTCGGCAAGAATGAATGCTCGTTTTTGCGCCGCTGACAGATCATCTATTACAACACAAGGCACACTCTCCATTTCAAGTTTACGTGCCGCCAGGAGTCGTCCATGCCCTGCAATGACATTGTTTTCAGCGTCAACTAATATTGGATTTTTAAATCCGAATTCACGAATGGAGGCGGCAAGTTGAGCAATGTGACCATCGGTATGGACACGTGCGTTTCTGGCGTAAGGAATGAGATTTTCGATTGGAATATCTTGATGATTTAATGAAACTTTTTGTTCATTTGACACTATTATTCGTCTTCTATTTATAAATAAAGTAATTTATTGAAGATTTTTTATGTATCTTTGTTCTGTATTAATAGATAATTCGCTGTAATTGCAGCGTATTTTAGC